CAAAATTTCATCATTACGCCATTGACGTAATGAAAGAATATGAAACGGAGGAAGATTAAATGGCAACAATAGGATTGGATAGTTTATATTACGCCAAGATCACTGAAGATCAAAATGGAATAGAAACCTATGGAACGCCTAAAGTTCTGGCGAAAGCCATGACAGCAGAGCTTAGTGTGGAGCTGATTGAAGCAATCCTTTATGCGGATGACGGGGCATCTGAGGTCGTGAAGGAGTTTAAGAGTGGATCTCTTAGCTTAGGGATTGATGATATTGGTTCCTTGGTGGCACAGGATTTGACGGGCTGTAAAATCGACAGCAACAATGTAGTGGTATCAAGGAGTGAAGATGGCGGAAGTCCTGTGGCCATAGGGTTTCGTGCCAAGAAGGCCAACGGAAAATATCGTTATTTTTGGCTTTACAGGGTCATCTTTAGCGTTCCTGCCACAAGCCTTGCTACAAAAGGAGACTCTATTACCTTTAGCAGTCCCACCATAGAAGGAACAGTATTCAGACGAAACAAACTGGACGGTGAAAGCAAGCATCCTTGGAAAGCAGAAGTCACTGAAGGGGACAATGGGGTAGCACCATCTACGATTTCTAGTTGGTTTACCTCTGTTTATGAACCGGACTTCACACCGATAACGCCAACTATAACCATCACAACTGAGCCGGCTAGCCTGACTGAAGTAACAGCTGGTAGTATCACAGGAAGTCTTTCTGTTGTGGCAAGCTCCAACACTTCAAATCCTGTGACGTATCAGTGGTATGAAAATACCGTTGACAGTTCTACTGGCGGTACAATCATCAACGGGGAAACATCTGCAAGTTTTGATATACCAACAGACCTGCTGGCAGACACTTACTACTATTACTGTGTTTTAAGCTCTAGTGGTGCAGAGAGTGTAACAACCTCCGTAGCTACTGTTGTTGTATCGTAAGGGAGGAATGATCATGGCAGATGGAAAATTAACGATTGATGAAGCCGCTGAAGAAAGAAGCACCACCATTGATATTGGGGGGACTGAGTTTAAAATGGTTCTTACCACCAAAGCTACAAAGGAAATTGCTAAGCGTTATGGTGGGCTTGAAAACCTGGGTGAGAAGCTGATGAAAAGTGAGAACTTTGAACTCGCACTGGATGAGATTGTGTGGCTTATTACACTTCTGGCCAATCAGTCTATCCAGATTCATAACATCAAGAATAAAGATGATAAAAGAGAGCTGATTACAGAAGAAGAAGTAGAGCTTCTCACCACGCCTTTTGATTTAGCTAATTACAAGAATGCCATTATGGGAAGCATGATGAAAGGAACCAAAAGGAATGTGGAGAGTGAACACTCAAAAAACGAGGTGGTCGGGTAAGTGATCAGGAACTCTTTACCCGACTGATTTATTATGGAACTACTCATCTAAGTAGAAGAGAAAATGAAGTGTGGCTGATGCCCATCGGTTACTTGATGGACCTTTGGGAATGTCATAAGCAGTTTATTGGTATCTCAAAACCAAGAAAGGAATATACAATCGACGATATTATTCCAGAGTTCCTATAAAAGAATAAGTTTACGCCGACACCAAAAACAGGTGTCTATTTTCATACCCTGAAGGAGGAGGTGAGGAGATTGTCAGATTCATTTGGATTTAAGCTTGGGATTGAAGGGGAGCGCGAGTTTAAGAACGCTTTAAGGGATATTAACCAAAGCTTCAAGGTGTTAGGCTCTGAGATGAATCTAGTCACGTCCCAGTTTGACAAACAAGATAAATCGCTACAGGCGGTGACTGCGAGAAATGAAGTTCTAAATAAAGAAATTGATGAACAGAAAAATAAAATAAGCACCTTAGAAACTGCATTGAAAAATGCCGCTGAGTCCTTCGGGGAAAATGACAAGCGTACGAAAGCCTGGCAGATTCAGCTGAATAACGCCAATGCGGATCTAATCAAAATGGAGCGTGAACTTGAGAATTCTACAGCCAGTGCTGAAGATTTAGGTGAAGAGTTAATAAGGTCTGGAGAAGCCGCAGATGATGCAGGTGGAAGATTTGACAAGATGGGTGGAATCCTTAAAGGCATCGGTGTGGCAATGGGAACTGTGGCTGTGGCGGCAGGAGCTGCAGCTATTAAAATTGGAAAGGAAGTTGTTCAGCAGTTTGGTGAGCTGGAACAAAACCTCGGTGGCTCAGAGGCTGTATTTGGTAAGTATGCAGCTTCCATTCAAAAGACTGGAGAAGAAGCTTATAAGAACTTGGGTGTATCTCAAAGTGATTATCTTGCCACAGCCAATAAGATGGGTGCTTTATTTCAAGGATCCGGTGTTGAACAGCAAAAGAGTCTAGAGTTGACAGAAAAGGCTATGCAACGAGCCGCTGATATGGCATCCGTTATGGGTATCGACATGCAGACTGCGCTTGATTCTGTTGCTGGCGCTGCAAAGGGCAACTTTACCATGATGGATAATCTAGGCGTGGCTATGAATGCGACAAATATCGAAGCCTATGCTCTTGCAAAGGGACTTGATTTCACTTGGGCCACAGCTACTCAGGCAGAGAAAGCTGAGGTAGCCATGCAGATGTTTTTTGAAAACACAGAGCAGTACGCTGGAAACTTCGCCCGTGAATCAACAGAGACTGTTACAGGATCTATTGGACTTTTACAAGCAGCTCTCGGTTCATTTACAGCAGGATTAGGTAATGCCAATGCGGACATGACAAATCTGACAGAAAATCTCGTGGATGCCTTCCAATCAGTGGTTAAAAACATTGTGCCTATCATTGAGAACATTGTGACTGCACTGCCACCTGCTATGGATGCCATTTTAGTTGCACTTGCTGAACTGCTACCAGTGCTTCTAAGTACCGTAACTGACCTCTTTGGACAGGTCCTTGGGACATTACTCAGTTTGCTTCCAGAACTGATTCCAGCAGCTGTGGATGCAGTGATGACCATAGTGGGAGCGCTAATCGATAATCTACCGCTGCTAATTGAAGCAGCAATTATACTTGTAACTACATTAGTTGAGGGGATAGGTATAGCACTTCCAGAGCTGATTCCATCTGTCGTACAAGCTATCATTCTTATTGTAGATACGCTAATTTCCAACATGGACCAAATTCTTAATGCCGCATTTCAACTTGTCCAGGGACTGGCTACAGGAATACTGAATTCTCTGCCCACGCTGATTGAAGCCTTGCCACAAATCATTAATGGAATCATCACTTTCATCACAAATAACCTTCCAAAGATTATCGAGATGGGAGTAAAATTAACGGTTCAGTTGGCTGCAGGACTCATTAAAGCAATACCTCAATTGGTAGCACAACTACCACAAATCGTTACTGCAATTCTAAAAGGAATTGGCACCGCAGCAACTTCAATTGTTAGTATTGGGAAAGATATTGTAAGAGGTCTCTGGGATGGTATTTCCTCTATGGTTGGTTGGATTAAAGATAAGGTGGATGGCTTTGTTGATGGGCTTGTTGGTGGTGTTAAAGGTGTATTAGGTATTAATTCACCTTCATTAGTATTTGCTGGAATTGGTGAAAACATGGGGGAAGGTATCGGAGTAGGTTTTAGTCATATTATGAACAAAGTATCAAAGGATATTAAGAAATCTGTTCCAACTGACTTTGATTTTGATACGAACTTAAACATGAGCGAAAACTTTCAAGGCTTTAGACAAGAGAACAGTGTGAGGTCAATTGTCGAACATACCGGTGTCATTGAAGTTAGAGGAATAAATAATAAGAATGAGCTTACAGGTGTTGTGGAAATAATCATGGACCAATTTAGAAGGGAGGCTAGGATCTGATGATAAGACTTGAAACATCAAATGGTGAAGTTCTTTCAAAGATCTTAAAGGAAGTCTCTCCAATAAAGTGTGCTTCCAATAAACAGGTAAACAGACTCCTTGATGGAACATATCATGTTCAAATTATTGGCAGTCCAATAAAAAGCATAGAAGGCACAATTATTTCATCCCATAAGCAAGCAGATAAACTTAATGAGCTGATAGACCAGGGTTCTCCCCTGGTTTTAATTTTTTTAGATAAAAAGTATCTGATCTATATCGATGAACCAATCCAGTGGAAAAGAATTAATTTTGCTCATGGTGATAAGGATAAAAGCTACTTTGAAGGCATGCTTCTTATGATTATCAAAGAAGAGGTGGTTCTATGAGACATACCACCACGAGTCTTAATGAAAAATTAAAAAGTAGTCAGCAGACGCCAGCAAATAAAGCGGATCCTAAAATGAGTATTCAAGTTAGTAGAGCTAGAATGACGGTTATGGACTCAGATTATTGGACAGTAGAATCCATCAGAGAAAAAACTAATCTAGGTGATATTGGTGTTGCACCTAGACGATTCACTCCCTACGGACAGCCCAATAGAATATATGAAATACATGTTGATAATGGCACCATTGGGACATCAATCCGTGAATACCCAGATACATTTAAGGACGGTTGGAAAGATCAATTTACGCTTGGAGCGGGATCTTCTGTTGCACTTGCTTTTGATGGCAATTGGCAGCGATACCGCAGTGCTTGGAGACTCGTGACAGAGGAAAAACCGTGGATTTTTTGGGTAGATTCAGGTGGTGCTCTTTGGAGGCAATTGTGGGATGATGAGTCCTCTCTTTCTCAGCTTGACTCTAGTGTCACTTATGTACGGGCAATTAGGGCATGGCGAAACTTGTACTCTTCTGAACTCGATCAAGGTATTGTTGTGGGCTATATAAAAACAGATGGAACAGCCTGGTACAGGAACTATTGCAGGCAAGCAGACGGAACAGTCACCTGGGAGGTAGCGAGGCAAATTCCGTCTATTTCTAATGCAGTACATTTAAACTTATTCCTGACAAATGACTATCGCGTTGGATTTTGCATTGAAAAATCAAACAAAGAAATTCAGTGGATCATTACGCAGCGGAATTGGGCTGGTATGGCACTTATACCTGAAAATATCCAAGCTTCTTTAGTTTTAACTGAAATTAAACTGATCCCGATTGCCTACAGCGACCAAAACGTAGTGGAGCGTATCGATTCGAACATTAGATTTGGTAAGGTGAGCTTCTGTCCAACGGATGTAATTATCAATTTTTCTCCATCAATTATTCGTGCAAAGCGCATAGATAGTAATTCGATTGAGATTGAATATGACACAGAGCTTTATGAAGCCCCTAATTGTCCTGAATCCTTTACGATATCAAACAATTCAATTGTTGAGGTATCAAAGTCAGATACAAAGACCCTGAAACTTACTACAGCAGATACACTTGTCAGTGTTGGTAGTTGGACAGTTACTTATGATGGACTTGGTGGGATTAACTCTTTTTATTCAGAATACTGTAAGCCTGAATTTGGAAGTTTTTCAGTGCTTGCTACTGGTGAACCTCCATCAGTTTTTGAAAGCATAGTGCCAAATCTGATGATTACTAATATTGATTTTATTCAGTGTGATTTTAGCAACTTTTATTCTGAAGAGAGAATTGATGCGACATTAGGAATGGTAACTGTCGAGTTAATAAAAATCGGAACCAATCCACTTTAGTTTGGAGGAGGAAAATCATGAATTTTAATGCAAGTGTTAAGCTACACAATAAGTTTGAAATGTATGTAAAGGATATTAGGTCGGGGAAAGAACGTCTAGTGGGAACCGCATATAATATGGTACTTAATGCCATGTGGACGCAGATTATATCAGATAGAAGAAGCCCGTTTGACTATATTTGTTACGGAAGAGGTACAGGTGAGATTACACCAGATAGAACCTCACTATTTTCTCAGATTGCACAAGTATCGGTTACTTCTAGTAGTGCAATTACTGAAGAGGTCTACTCTGGAGATTCAGGGTATTTGAAAAAGAAGATTGAGCTTTCACCAAGTACAGCAGTCGGTGAAACTATAACGGAAATAGGTATTAGAGGATACAATCGATTAGTGACTCACGCTCTGCTAAAGGATGCAGAAGGTAATCCAATAAGCTTCACTAAAACAGACACAGATGTTGTTACGATTTATGCCACACTTTATTGCAAACTTTCAGTAACTTCTCCTCTTGAGTTTAGTCAATCTCAAGGCTCATCTGGTGCAGCATATTATATCCTCAGGTATGGTTATATAGATTCTTCAATTAAAGTGAGTAGAAATCCATTGCCTCTTGATATGGATTCAATAAATGCAGCTGGTATATGCGATGCCAGTGCAGCATCTAAGTCTTCTAGCAGAATTGCATTTGATGTGGCTACAGCCACAGAAAGCTATAAAGCACGATTTGAAATAGCTGATGCCAATTTCTTTATCAAAGAAATTCAGATTGCTGATACAGCTTCAGTATTAGTTCCGGAGAATTCGCTCATTGGTAAAGTTCTATATGAAAATGTACCTCTTGGCAATGGTGATAATTCAAAGACCAAGTTCTTATTACCTAGTCCATATGTGGAAGAACCGCTTGTTGATGTAAAAGTAAACTCGGTTTCAGTACCATTTACGATTGAAAAAAATCCTAGAATTGCCCTCGCATGTGGTACCAACAATAGTAATGGTGGTTCTGGCTGGAGTTCATATCCCAGTGTTGTTTATCCTACCCCTTGGGGAAACAAATGGATAGGAAATGGTGAATATAAGGTCCAATATGGAAAAGTTCATAGAGGATACCTTAGACAATATGGCATATTCAGTCCAACCGTGGGATCATTTCCAGATAAACCTTCAGTTAGTGCCAGGTCTTCAAGTCAACCCATCTTTCTTAATACTGAGCAGGTATGTGTCCTGCCAGTGAATGTTTGGATTGACTTTTCAACGGATGAAGCCAAGTCCATACCATCAAGATTTGGAGATATAGCACCTTCAACTGGTGTGATGACAACAGATGACCAGTATCTGATTTATGCTGATAGCAGCGCTGGATACATCCGCTTAGCAAAGAAAGATACAGATGGAAAATACTATAGGGTTGGAGATTCACAGGCTGGTGCATCAGGCAGATACACTTATAAGAACAACTTTATTACTGCAGACGGAAGTCATGTTGTGTTTGCTGGCTATCATGGTCTTGTAATAGCTTCTATTGATACATTAAGTGAAACGATTACCCAGGAAGTATACGATTCCTCTTATTACGCTGTGGTTTGTGAATTTGGCGGCAGAATATACTCTTTTTCATCTGGAAATTACAATATCTATGAATTAGCAGATGGCGTTTTTACCTTAGTTTACTCTGGTGCCTATGATTACACCAGTTCTCTTTATGGGGGAGGTCTTGTTGGTGATGGCCTTTGTATAATCAGTGGTTCAGATATATCAAATGCTAGATTTTTAAGACTCTTACCGGATGGAGTTGAGTATTATGTTCCCGAATCCGCTGTTTCTCATTCGGTTACAAGTATTAATAGCTTGATTACTGATGGTGGTCCAATTATTTATTGTGGTATTGATCGCTCTGCTCGGACCTTGTTTGTGGATGAGTCGGAGATATTTGTGGTACTTAATTCTGCTCCAACGGATTCAGAGTCAGTCACCGCATCCTATAAGACTGAGGGCATACACAAAACTGACCAATTTGTCTTAGATGTTACTTTTTCCGTTAGTTATGCAGAAGGTATATAAAAAGAGGAGATGAATAAAATGGCTAAATGGTATGTCGGTACAGTGGTTTGTGGAGGGTGTAAATCTCTACTTAATATCAAGTCTATTTCAGAAAGCATTTCATGCTACTTGTGTAATGCGATGATTGATCTCTCAAATTGTCAGGTAAAAGTAGATGATGAAAAAAATAATGACTGAAGCAACAGATGATGAGCAGATCGAGTAAGCCTTATGCAAACATCATGAAGCAAGAGGAGGTGAAGACTTGCAGTTAGTTTTTGAGAATGAAGCGATTATTGGTAACGGAGCGTATCCTGATTTTATTGAATTTCCTAAGACGGAAGGGCAGTCGTTCTTTATTGACAATGGCCTTCTGTATGGTGTTCCTACTAGCAGATTGCATGGAGACTTTTCTAATCCAGTTTGGCATGAGACGGTTTCTATTACTCCAAAGAATGATTATGATATGAGTAACTTAGAATTGAAAGCTCTGTCTGGTTTTGGAATCGTGGGCTGCTATAGGACGCCTGATGCCCACAAATTGATTATCCATGAATATATGCTAGAAATGGACAGATACTTGGAATCAGGCAGTATTAAGTATTCCATGGATACACCAATTGTATCCTTTGTTTTAAATCTCGAAAATCCAATTAATGAAAATCCAGAATATGAAGGTAATGTTGCCATATCTGAAGAAGCTAGTTTTCTTTCTCCTGGAAGTAAAATTGCGTTTCAATTCATGATTGGAGATAGTGAGCCTTATCCTATGGGTGTGTTTTATGTTGATAGAAGCAACTTCTCTCTTCTTAATGAGGCTGTAAGTGTTGATGGGAGAAATATTATCGGTAAGGCTCTAAATGATCAGAGCTTTGATGAGGATAATGTTTATCCATACAAAGTGATACATGAAATTTTAAAAGAAATACTCTACAAAGCAAATGTCAGTTCAGATGAGATTCTTGTTGAAAATACAGGTATTTCTGCTGGCTATCAATTCGATGTGAGCATGAGTTGTCTTGAAGGCATCATGGAAATATTGAAAGCCCTAGATGCTTGGCAGATCAAAGAGTTGGTTGATGGAACAGTTGTTATTGGCTCACCTAATTATGCAGGGTTTATAAGAAATAGTAGGTATACTTTTTACAGAGATAAAGACATATTCACTAGAAGTATTGTAAGGGATGACCAGGGAGCGTATAGAAGAGTTTGTGTTCACAACCAGGATTTCAGTATTAAAATCTACAGGGATGTAGCGACTTATAGTGGCTGGAACCTACAAGCGAATAAGACGCTCTATGTTAACATCCCGGAGGGTACTTCTTTAGCTGATGCTGAAAATTATGCAAACCAGATTGCCAATAGTCTTCAGTATGTCGGTAAGATTGAGAGTTTTACAGGGCCTTTTAGACCTCAGCTGATTTTAGGAGATGAAGCAGTAATCGTTAGTGATAAAGGTACTTCAAACCTTGGGCTAATTACTGAAATAACTCACAGGTTCGGCAAGGATGGATTCTACACAGATTTTACAGTAGACAGTGGCGGAAGGCTTGGAAAAGGGAGACTCAGTGACTACATTGGAAGGATAACAAAAGATAAATCCAGTAGCAGCAGGATCTACGAATAAAAATGGGCGCCTTTTTAATAGGGCGTTTTTTTAATACACAAAATTATGAAAGCGAGGAGAAGAATATGAAAGATATTTGGAACTTTCTTCAGATGGCTTTTGCAGCCATTGGTGGTTGGCTTGGTTGGTTTCTTGGAGGATACGATGGGTTTTTATATGCCCTGGTTGCCTTTGTGGTCATTGACTATCTACTGGGAGTGATGTGCGCCATTTTGGAGAAACATCTGTCCAGCGATGTAGGTGCTCAGGGCATCTTCAAGAAAGTGGTAATTTTTTCATTGGTAGGGGTGGCCCATATCATAGATCAGAACATCATCGGAGATGGCAGTGCTATAAGAACCGCAGTGATTTTCTTTTATCTATCCAATGAAGGAATCAGCATCATTGAAAACTCAACAAGACTTGGACTGCCTATCCCGGAAAAGCTAAGAGACATCTTGGAGCAGTTAAAAGACGGAGGGGATAAGGATGGCACTAAGTAACTTAAAAACAAAGTACATGACCAGAAATGATTGTTATACAGCCGGAAGAAAGATTAAACCTAAAGGCATTATGGTTCATTCCACTGCAACACCTGGTGTGATGGCTGCTGATTGGTTCAGCAGATGGAACAAATCTTATAAAGCTGGAGAAATCAACCGTCAAGTCTGTGTTCATGCCTTCCTGGATGATAAAGAAATCTGGCAGTACCTACCTTGGAACCATCGAGGTTGGCATGCAGGCGGAGATGCAAATAATACCCACATCAGTTTTGAGATATGCGAGCCGGGTGGGTTTTCTTATTCTAAGAACCAGATGGTAGGTTATGATGTGAAGAAAAATGAAGCCTACTTTAGAGCGGCTTGGCAGAATGCAGTGAACCTTTGTGTCTACCTTTGCAGAGAGTACGGTCTGACAGAAAAAGATATCATCAGCCATGCGGAAGGAAATAAAAAAGGGATCGCATCAAATCATTCCGATGTTGGCCATTGGTTTCCAAAGCATGGAGAGAATATGGATACCTTTAGAGCTGCAGTAAAGAAGGCACTGGAGAATGCAGATGAAAGTAGAAAAGGTTTTGAAGCGGGCGATATCGTTGAAATCAAAGCATCAGCTAGAACTTATTATCCAGGTGGGCCAATTATTCCTAATTGGGTGAAATGGAACTATCACCTAATCACCCAGGATGTGTTTAATGGAAAACCTGTAATCAAAGGTGGCAAGGAATGTGTTCTCCTAGGCAAAACCATTCTGAAAAGCACCATGGATGAGAAGGCTGGTATTATGACTTGGGTTGATAAGGACAATCTTGAGATGGTCAGTGCAGGTGTGGAGGTTAAACCTGAGAAGGAATCCGGTAAAAAATACTACCGGGTACAGGTG